ACAATTCACCTCTTTTGCTCGAATTGTCAGACAATACTTTAGCCGAGCAGAGTATTGTCTAATCGGTTTACATAATACCCTCCCCCGCTGTCTAAATTGTGCGAACAATTCACACAATTTTACCGGTTAAGCTAGAGGCTGGGGCTAAGGTTGAATCTGATTTTTCACACGAATGTAAGCGCTTACGTTTTTCTGAAAGCTGCACAAATTGCAAACGTTTGCAAAATAGCTTAAGCGTGTGCGATAAATGAACACGTTCATTTTACACAAAGTTAATGCACTTTAACTTTTTGTTAAATGTGAATAATTTGTAAACATTATCATTAACCCTTGACAATCCATTAAATATGAGCTATAATATAATTGTAACAAAGATAAATGATAAATAAGTTAAAGGAGGAAAAAGTAATGGCAATCATTTTAGGCGTACCGGATAAGCGTACATCAAACGGTTACAACACACGGAGGTTTAACCTCCCGTGTGAAGCCCTTGCGTACATGAACAATCACAAAGTATATCAAGTCACCGTACTAAGTGGTGGCTACGCATTCACCTACACCCCATCAAAATTCAAGGAAATTCACAAATAGTTCACAATTTGTTCATAACCCGTACATATGTTATTGTTATACTTGACTTGTAAGTTAAATAAAGTAAGTTTTCAAAGGAGGTCAAACCTATGTTAAAGTTTATTGATTTATACATGGCCAATAATGCTTGGCAGGTTGACACTATGATAAAAATCGAGTTTGCTGAGGGTGACACGGAAATCGCGCAGGCTCAGGACCTCGCCGAGGATTACGGCGACTACGAGGTCGATTGGTTCGACAATAACATCGTCGGCATTCACAAGGAGGACGACTAATGATCAAGAACATGGTAATTCAGTTTTTAGAAACGACTAGCCCCAGCCATGCCGTCCTTGCCAAAGGATTCCTGGATGGCCCCAACTATTTCTACCTCATCAAGGACTACACCACAGGGGTTCGGCTTCTCTTAGAGGTAAGCACCAACCAGGCGTTCTCCCTGGAAACCGCAAAGTCATTAATCATTGATGGGTGGTTAAAAGTGGTATCTGCAAAGTTCTTTTCAGGCTACAACGAGGAAGTAAACGATTAGGCCGACGGTATCAGGGAAGGTTCGACTCCTTCCCCGGCCATTACCCACCGGTTAAGGCGGGAGAAGCAAATACCCATATTTCAAGCAAAGAAAAGGAGAGAAAAGCAATGAGAAAAGACATGATCACAAGAACACTGGTAAGCACGGCTGTTACGGTACTGGGGGTCAACGGTGAGACCGCAGAAACGTACAACGAGACGGTAGTTTTTCCGGGAATTATCAAGGACAAAGAAAAGGCGCTTGCCATGGTTAAGAAACACCTGTCCGCAAAGGAACTGTTTGAGGATTATCATCCGGCTGTGGTAGTCTCTATGGAAAAGCGCGAGCAGCTGTTAGGGATCACGGTTGAGGATTTCATGGCCCACGCGGTGCCGGTTGAGCGCCCCAAGTCCCAGACTAAAGAAGCACAGGCAAAAAAAAAGAAGGAAGCAAAAGAAGAAGCAGCATTTTTAGAAGAAATTAAAAAGTCGTTTAAGGAGGATTAAGCAATGACAATCACAGAGAAGAGCACCGAGTTCGCCAAGGTTGAGCTGTACCGCATGACCAAAAGCCCGTCTATCGTATCAGTTAAAGCATTAGAGGACGGAACCACTATTACGCCCCGTGGCTGGCTGACTTTTGATGATGAAAACGCAAAGGGGGAAACTTCCCATATGCTCTCAATAATCGGCGACGACGCATTCGGACAGGAAACAGTGTGGTCATGCCAGTCTCAGACATTCAAGGACAATTTCATGGATTTGTGGAATATGTTCGATGGAGAACCTTTTACCCTGAAAAAGATTTCAGGTGTAACCAAGGCCGGTAGAGATTACGTGAACTGTGATCTGGCCTAATAGAACGGAATAACCAGGTCATACGCGCTAAAGCGCTAGACAAATGCCCGCTACACACGTGGCGGGCTATTTATTACAAGGAGGTAAGAAAATGTATATTCCTATTCCAGTATTGGTTGCTTTATGTAGTTTATTTTGTTTTATCATAGGCGTGGTATTTGGCGTAGTATGTGCCAATAGCATTGACTAGAGGGAGGATTAATATGGTAGTCTTAACAATTCAGAATTTCCTAGGTGTAGTGGGAATTGGCTTATCTATCGGCATGATAGGCGGTTTTCTTGGTATGCTGGCTTACTAAATCATAAGGAGGTTACACCATGGTAAAGCGTAGAAAACAAACCCCCGCCGAAAAAGCATACAACCGTGAACGCCGACGCATAGAACGCCAAATCATCCGTATGTCTCAGCGTGGTTATGACGTTCCCGAAAACATCTTACCCGCTCGCCCCAAGCGCGTCACTGCTGCAAGCGTTCGTCGCTTACAAAAAATCACTACACCTAAACTCTATGAGCGTTCACGCTACATCGACGTAGAAACGGGTGAGATACTGACAGGTAGTGAACGTCGTAGGTTAGAGCGTCAAGCAACCGCCCGTCGCGCCGCCGAAACACGACGGCAGCGTAGAGAAGCGGCCAGAGCGCCAAGGCGTGAGGCACCAGTACCTACACAACCGCAGTTGCCAGTAGTCGAATACGTTCAGTTCGACGAGCAAATTCTCACGATTTTCCAGATGGAAATGACTGAGATATACGAACGCTACGAAAATCTATTCAACTACATTTCGCGTTGGTTCCAATTGGCGCGCCAGCGTTACGGTGATGAGGATTTGGCAGACGCACTAGAGCGTTCAAAGGCCAACGGAGAGTGGCCCGGATGGGAGGGAGTTTCTGATTCAGAAATACTTGTCGGTAAACTGACCGCAATCCTAGAAATGATAGGAGGAACATCCGGTGGCAGACAAGAAATATTGGAAGCGCTAGAAGAGGGTGAGGACTGGACTACGTATGAGAACGAGGAATTATAGTTATTATGTATGCGACTTTGAGACGACGGTTTATAAGGGCCAGCAGTTTACAGAGGTTTGGGCTGCTGCTATCGTAGAGCTGTACACTGAACAAGTAGAAATCATGCATAGCCTGGCTGATTTTCTGGACTACGTAAAAGGGCTAAAGAAAAACGTTATAGGTTATTTCCACAACCTTAAGTTTGACGGAAATTTCATCGTTGATTATCTTCTTAGGAATGGATATCGATGGAATCGTGTAGCTGAGGGCCAGATGGCAAACAAAGATTTTAAGTGTGCTATCAGTGACCGTGGCGCATGGTATAGTATCACCATTAAGATGGGAAGTAACATCATAGAATTTCGTGATTCGTTAAAGCTTCTGCCGTTTTCAGTAAAGAGAATAGGTAAGAGTTTCAAGACAGAACACAAGAAACTTGACATGGAATACGAGGGATTCCGGTATGCTGGTTGTGTAATCACGGATGAGGAACGTCAGTACATAGCAAACGATGTTCTTGTCGTGAAAGAAGCACTAGAGATTATGTTTGAGCGCGGCCACACAAAGCTAACCATTGGTTCCTGCTGCTTAGAAGAGTTCAAGGCAACCTACGACAAGGAGGATTACAAAAGCTTTTTCCCAGATTTAACGCAAGTAGAGATTGAGCCGGAACTATACGGTGAGAAAACAGCCGACGCATATATCAGGCACAGTTATCGTGGTGGTTATTGTTACCTTGTAAAAGGCAAAGAAAATAAAGTCTTTCATAACGGTTGGACAGCAGACATTAATAGCAGTTATCCCTCTAACATGTCCAGCGAATCAGGTAACTATTACCCGGTTGGTCTCCCTAAATTTTGGAAGGGCGATATACCAGAAGAAGCAAAGAAATATTATTACTTTGTCAGGTTCAGGTGCAGATTTCGCATAAAGGAAGGAATGCTACCCACCGTACAGATAAAAGGAAGCTTGCTATATCTTGGCACAGAGTACTTAACCACAAGTGATATCTACGATTACAAAACAGGCACATATAAGCGTTACTATATGAGAAAAGGTCAGTTGCATGATTCACAAGTAACGTTGACAATGACCTGCAAGGATTACGAGTTATTTCTGCAGCACTATAACGTGTACGATCTGGAAGTGCTTGACGGTTGCATGTTTCATCAAGCAATAGGACTATTTGATGAGTACATGTACAAGTACAAGGAGATCAAGGAAAATTCGGTAGACGCTGAGCGTGAGCTTGCAAAGCTATACTTGAATAATTTGTATGGTAAGTTTGCAGCCAACGATTTATCGAGCTATAAGATACCTTATATTAATGACAAGAACGTACTTGGATTTGAGATTGTGGAGGAGCACGAAAAGAAGCCGGGATTCATAGCAGTTGGAAGTGCGATTACGTCTTATGCAAGGAGATTCGTAATACAAGCGGCACAGGCAAACTATTATGGCCCAGACAAGGATGGATTCATTTACTGCGATACTGATTCAATTCATTGCAGCGGTTCACCCGACGATGTAAAAGGAATTAAGATTCATCCCACGCATTTTTGCTGCTGGAAGTTGGAAAGCTATTGGGATAAAGCAATTTTTGTACGGCAGAAAACGTACATTGAACACGTGACACACAATGATGGTAAGCCGGTTGAACCATATTATTCTATAAGGTGTGCTGGTATGTCCGATTCTGCAAAGGATGAATTTATTAAGACACATGTAATGGAAGATTTTAAGGAAGGACTTAAGCTGGAAAATATGCTTAAACCGGTGAGAATGCCGGGTGGAATAGTTCTTGAAAATAAGGGATACAAAATGACAAAGAAGGCTGAATTAAAATTAAAGGAGGATTAAAATTAAACTTTAAATAATTGTACTTGCGCAAATACAATTAGCAAAGGGAGGGCCAAATCCGGTCCTCCCTTCTATATCTTAACACCCGGTCAGTACAGGGGACTTCCTAGTCCGTTTAACCGCCCAGCATGTTTTACCATGTGGAACCTGGGCGCGTTCAAGTAAAGATAACGGGTGTAGATACTAATATGATAGCAATTTCAATAACATAGCTTTGCATTCCAGATTCTTAAATCTGAAACACCCACGGTTAAACAACTGGCGCATACTTCCAATCATCAAACTATTTTTAGCTAGCATGACATAATTTATATTGTGATCGTCAGTTGTCAAGCTTAACTTAATAGGAAATGATTCATTGTATCGATCGGTAACATACATGATTCCCAGTGAATCGTACTCATATATTGCGTAGTGCTTATTAAGATATTTAATAGTATACATGTACCTTCCGCGCCCCTCTGGCTTTTCAATGAACGAAAAGTTATCATTAAGATAAATATTTTGCGAAGCGTAAGCAACATAATCGTTAGATGAAAACGCCCGGTTAAAACCAGATTCCATCATAGCGTCGCCAGCAGATTTTATATAACCTTGCTCGACCACAAAGCCGTCGCCTCGTAAAAAGTTAGTATCTTGTTTCAATCTATCTGATATACCCAACGCGGTATAATAGGGGTTAAGCAAACTAACAGTATTTCCACACATATAAACAGGAACATAACGTATCTGCTTACCACGCCCACGCGAGACACTTGTGTGTACGCTCAATAATTTCTTTATTTCATCTGTACAATACTTATTGTTTTCGGACTGAAACTCGTCAAACAAAATACGTTCAACGTCGTTAAATATATGGCTGTATTTCTTAATAGCGTCTGCACCGTTTAAGGCGACGGCATAGCCGCAATGAACGTCATTAAGATAGAGTTCATAGTACAAACCTTTTGCCATGCACTGGCTGCTCATATTATCATCAGGATAAAATAAATTGTGTATATCCTTGAAAAATTTATCATGACAATCTGACAGTTCATAGTTAAAGCGGTTAAGAAGCATAAACTTACCCTGTCCGGCTTTAAACTTCTTAACAAAATAGCGATTGAACCAAGTTGTTTTGCCACCGGTTCTATTGGTCGTAACCATAAACAGTTCAGGCTTTTTACCGTTAATATCCATCATGGATAATAATTTTGTTCCGTCATAGTAAGTCATGCCTAATCTCCTTTACATTATAGATTCTCTTATTATTGTATCATATATTACTTGACAAGTCAAGTATTTTTTGATATAATAAAAGGTAGGAAGGAGGGCGTTTAAATGAATGAGGTTGTGACATTAATCACTAACGTAGGCTTCCCCATTGGGTTAACCTTAATTCTGTTGTGGTATATCTACGATAGCAACAACAAGCACAAAGAAGAAATGGACAAAATGAGTGAAGCCTTAAACAATAACACGTTAGCATTAACAAAACTGATTGACAGATTGGAGAAAAACTAATGTTTAACGGAATTGATGTATCACGCCACCAGGGTTACATAGACTGGGCTAAAGTGAAACCGCATGTGGATTTTGCCATGATTCGCGCGGGGTTTGGCAACAATAACCTTGACGCAAAAGCGTTATTCAACATGGAACAATGTGAAAGATTTAATATCCCGTTTGGGGTATACTGGTTCAGCTACGCATTACATCCTGAAATGGCGCGCAAAGAAGCTGACCATTGCTTGGATATTGTAGGCAATCGTAAGCTTGCATTTCCGGTGGTTTATGACTTTGAGTATGACACCGTTAATCACGCGATTAAACAGGGGGTTAAAGTTGATAGAGCGTTTGTCCTTAACTGTACCAGAGAGTTTTGTAAGCGTGTAGAAGAGCACGGATTTTACGCAATGTTTTATACAAACAATGACTACTACAAGCGTTATTACCAGGGTAGCGATATCCCGCAGAAATACGACATGTGGTATGCGCGCTATGCGGATCAGCCCGGAATGGGTGTTAATCTCTGGCAGAAAACCGACCGTGGAAAAATCCCCGGAATCACTGGCTATGTTGATTTGGATGTATCCTATCGGGATTACCAGACGATTATGGACAAAAACGACTTAAACAACTACGACTGAAGGGAGCTTTAAATTATGGCTTGGAACGCAAAAGCTATAGGTGCATACGCGAGGACCAGTGATGAAGCAATCGAAAACGCCCGAAACATATGGGGAACGCTTGCCGCACATGGTTGGACTACCAACGCTGTATGCGGGCTTTTGGGTAATATGGCGGTTGAGTCAGGTTACAACCCGTGGAGATGGCAGAACGATGTGTTGGGAGTTTCTACCGGGTCACCCTGGACTAATATGGGGTACGGCTTTGTGCAGTTCACCCCTGCCAGTAAATACATAGACGCGCCGGAAGCAAAAGCTTTAAGCGGTTACGGGCCTAATTTTAGCGATAAAACAGGTTCCCCATCTGACGGGTACGCTCAAATTGTATACGTGAATGGGTATGCTGATTACTACGCCACGACAGCTTACCCGGAAAATTATGACGAGTTTAAAGCAAGTACCCAAACCCCGGCTTACCTTGCCAAAGCTTGGTTGTACAATTATGAGCGGCCTGCCGATCCGGGGGCCTCAGAATCTATCCGTGTGGAAAACGCGGAATACTGGTGGACGGTGTTAACAGGTGAACCACCGCCTAATCCCGGCCCCGGGCCTGGTCCTGGACCGGGATCACAAAAGAAAATGCCAATTATGTACTATCTGCGGCGAAGAATATTTTAAGGAGGGTAGAAAATGGCCAGATTGGAAAGAGAAGAATTTTTCAACCGCATTCGTGAACGTATCGGAGATGATACCAGTGACGACGCTTTAAAGTTTATGGAAGATATCACCGATACTTACGACGAGTTGGAAGGGAGAGCCCGTGGCGACGGGGAGGACTGGAAAGCAAAATACGAAGAGCTTGACGCGGTGTGGCGCAAGCGCTATCGTGACAGATTTTTCAATACCCCGGAGGGTGCAAAGGAAGATCAGGAAGAAGATGTAAAACGTGACAGCGAAAAGACGCGCACGTTTGAAGAGTTATTTGAGGAAAGAGAGGGAGAATAATATGCCTAACAAGCCAGCTAATGTAAGCTTAGATAGCGTAACCAACACCGCCGCAAAAACGTTTGCGGCAGAAAACCCCAAGGTGAACGTGCCGAAAATGTACGCTGCCACGGCACAGATTTTGAATACAATCAGGGATAACGCCAGTGCGAATTACCGTGACTATGTTCCGTCAGCAGACCCGACACTTGCGGCAAGTGTGCGTGAGATTGGCGGAATCATTATGAATTATCCCGCCTTGCAGAACGAGTTCTTGTCGGCACTCATGAACCGTATTGGCCGTGTGATCATCACGTCCAAAATGTTCTACAACCCGTGGGCTGGACTTAAGAAGGGGTTTCTTGAATTTGGCGAAACGGCAGAGGAAATTTTCGTCAACATTGCAAAACCCTTCCAGTTTGACCCCGCAGTGGCGGAAACTGAAGTGTTCAAGCGGGAGATTCCCGATGTGCGGGCGGCTTTCCACATTCTTAACTATCAGAAATTCTACAAAGCTACTATTAGCAACGACCAGCTGCGCCAGGCGTTCTTGTCTTGGCAGGGGATCACCGACCTGATCGCGAAAATCGTAGACGCAATGTACACCGGCGCGAACTATGATGAGTTCCTTACCATGAAATACATGATTGCGCGCAACATTCTGAATGGCCGCATGAACGTGACTGAGATTGACCCCGTGTCTCCCGAAAATGCCCAAGGAATCGTTTCTACGATTAAGGGTATCAGCAACACATGGGAGTTTCCATCTACTAACTATAACATTAGCGGCGTGACCACCTTCACAGCTAAAACTGATCAGTTCATTATACTTAACGCAAAGTTTGACGCTGTAATCGATGTACAAGTGCTTGCGAGTGCGTTCAACATGGACAAAGCGGAATTTATGGGGCGCCGCATTCTGGTAGATAGTTTTGGTGCCCTTGACACCGATAGACTTAATTTACTGTTTGCCAATGATCCCAACTATGTGCCGATTACTCAGGAAGAACTTACCGCCCTTGACGCAATTCCGGCCATTATGGTCGACCGTGACTGGTTCATGATCTTTGACAATTTCTACAACTTTACAGAGAACTACAACGGGCAGGGCCTCTACTGGAACTACTTCTATCACGCGTGGAAAACGTTCAGTGTTTCCCCGTTTGCGAATAACACGGTATTCATTTCTGGCGCACCGACTGTTACCAGAGTAACCGTTTCCCCGCCAACTGCTTCCGTGTTTAAGGGTCAGGGAATCCACCTGAATGCTACGGTTGCTACCACTAACTTTGCTCCCAAATCTGTAGTGTGGAGTCTTACTGGTGCAACCAGCGCAGACACTACCATTGATATCTATGGCAACCTGTATGTGGCCGAGGGTGAGTCAGCAACCACTATTACCGCGACTGCTACTTCTACGTTTGATTCGAAGAAAGCGGGAACGTCTACCATTACCATTACTGCCCCGGCGGCAGGATGATTTACGGGAGGGGTTAATCCCCTCCCAAAGGAGGTATTAAGATGTATGTAGCACCAAATACTAATGTGCGCATTCTAAAGAACGTGCCGTTAGACAATACCTACAGAAATACCATATTCTTCCTTGATCAAGGGTCACAAGTAGCATATTTCTCTGGAAAGACAAAATACAATCTTACGCAACTTTCATATCAAGCACCTTGGGGAAAGCCTCTACGTGTTGAAATTAATGCTGAAAATCTGTATGATTGCAACTACATCATGTTTCAAAATACGTCATTCGGTAATAAATGGTTCTATGCATTCATAACAAATGTTGAATACATTAATAATGAAACCAGTGAGATTACAATCGAAATTGATGTTATGCAGACCTGGCATTTTGACTACACGGTTAATCAATGTTTTGTTGAGCGTGAGATGGCAGCCACAGACGACATTGGTGGAAACCTGGTTCCTGAAAACCTTGAACAGGGCGAATATGTATACGAGGACTTAGGGCTGACAAGTCTGTTTTCCTTGTATCAAATCGTTGTAGCTGCGACGTTTGACAAAAACTTTGACGACGCACAAGGCGGTATTTACGGTGGAGTTTTTTCTGGTCTGCAATATAATGTTTTCGCTGACTGGCAGAGTGCGGCTACTTTTTTAGAGGAGGCCACTACCCAAAATAAATCGGATGGTATTGTATCCATATTTATGCTTCCTATTTCATTCTGTTATGATTACCAGAAAACAATGCCAGAGGTGTTTAATATTGACAGAGATAAACACTTAAATGACATTGATGGGTATGTTCCAAAAAACAAAAAATTATTTACTTTCCCCTACAATATGCTTTATGTAACCAACAACGAGGGATCAGCAGTTAATTATCCATTCGAATATTTCTCTACAAGTAACTGCACTTTTAACATTTCTGGGGCAATGTGTTGTACGCCGGAATGTATGCTTGTTCCACTTTACTATAAAGGTGTTGCAAAGAACTACAATGAGAAATTGGTTGTAGGAAACTTCCCTCAGTGCGCATACACCATTGACACGTTTAAGGCTTGGGTGGCACAGAATCAGACTCAACTTTCAATGAGTTTGGTAGGCGGGATTGCTCAAACGGCAGCTGGCGGGGCTACGTTATACGCTACCGGAGGAATGGGAGGCGTTAATCAAACTGTAGGCGGAATTCAACAGATTGGAAACCTACTGGCAACCATAGCCGACAAAAGTACGTTGCCGCCACAGGCACGTGGTGGTGGAGGTTCAATCATAAATATGGCAAACCAGATTAAGGGATTTCAATTCTATTATGCACATATACGCGCAGAGTTTGCACGTATTATTGATAGCTATTTCACAGCTTATGGTTATGCAACTCACAGAGTTAAGATTCCTAACCGTTCAATTCGTCCGCACTGGAATTACGTTAAGACTATTAACAGCAGCTTGACTGGTTCTGTACCAGCTGACGACATGGCAAGGTTGCGCGCGATCTATGACAATGGCGTTACGTTCTGGCGCAACGGAGATGAAATCGGTAACTATTCACTTGACAATAGCCCGGTGGGAGGTGCAGTAACTAATGAGGGACTATAATACAGACCGACCGTTCTGGAATAGTGCGAAAGCTAATAACAGCACGTTCCTGCAATACTATAACAGGCTGACAGACCTGGCAATATCACAGTTCGAATGGACTAACCTTCCACCGACTTGTGACGCAAGGTTCTTAGAACTGGCGCTATTTGCAGATGGAATGGCGGTATTCTTTAAGGATGAAATTTTAGGTTATCTCACTCTACAAACAATGATAGGTGGACCACTTGATGTGTACCGTATTCCTATTATTCGTAGAGCCTACGCCAGCAACGGCTACAACGTGGAGCTGGACAACACAAATAGTGTATTGATCTTTAACAATAACCTTCACATTAACTCGTTGCTTGACATTGAAATGTATGCTTGGAGATTATACGAAATTCAGAGAGCAATCGACGTAAATGTTAAGGGGCAGAAAACACCAAAGGTTCTAACGTGTGAAGAATCACAGAGATTAACATTGGTCAATCTCATGAAAAAATATGACGGAAACCAGCCGTTCATATTCGGAAAGAAGGGCCTGGCGCAACAGCTTGAAACGTTGGATATCTCAACACCGTATGTGTCCGATAAATTACAGGTTCTTAAACAGCTAGTGTGGGATGAAGCCATGACTTACCTTGGGATATCTAACTCTAACACCAGCAAACGCGAACGTCTTAATACCGCAGAGATAAGAACCAGTATGGGAGACGTTGAGGCACAGCGTTACACCCGTCTGTCAGAACGTGAAAGAGCGTGTGACAAAATCAATGCAATGTTTGGACTTAATGTGGGAGTGCGTTACCGCCAGGTTATTCCCAACATGGAAGAAGCAATGGTGGATGAGATCACTGGGGAACCGGGGGGAGGCGGTGAAGCATGAGTGTATTTACAACTCAGTTAAGATACATTTGTGAGTCGCTGGCTGGTTTACAGGAAAGCACTGGCTACGAAAATGTAACTCAGGTGATTAACGGAGCAAGGACAAAAATATTTAGCTTTAACTACCCCATCTATGATGAGAATTACAGGGCTGTGCTGGAAACAAAAATTCTTAAACATTTCTACACACAAGAAATTGGTTTAGAAACTTACGGCCTCTGGAAACTTAAGCTTGACACCAAAATGAATGAGATCATGCCGTACTACAACCAGTTGTACGAATCGGCCACTCATAAATTCAATCCATTGTATGACGTTGATATTTCGCGCCAGCACACAAGGAAGAACAACGGAAAGCAGATTCTTGATGGAAGAGTGGTAAGCGACAGCGCACAGGATAATCATGTGATGGTTGATGGCACATCTGAAAGCAGTGTAACAAGGGCTGACACTGACAAGTACGCGGAGACTCCACAGGGTGGATTGACCGATTTGCAGAATGACAGATACCTTACAAACGCAAGAATGACAAACGCAACGGACACAAGCAAAGGAAGTTCAGGAGAAACAACTACTGGAAACTTAACTGTCAACGCTACAACGGAAACAAATAATAACACTACAATCAACAATACAGAAGATTACATTGAAACAGTGACGGGAAAGCAGGGAACGGGGAGTTACTCGTCCATGATCATGGAATACCGTGAAAGCCTTATTAACATTGATATGATGATCATCAAGGAGTTGGAAGAGCTTTTCATGGGAATATGGGAGGTAAATGTCGCATGGTGACAAACAACTATGATTATAAAACCGTGACAAGATTAAGAATGCTTTGCATGAAAGTGCTCCCTACGGTTTACGGAGACGCACTGTCTTACGAGGAACAGGTATGCAGGGTAACAGAAAAGATTAATCAGCTCGTTGATACTGTCAATGCTTTACCTGACTACATCGTAGAGGTTGTGAAAGAGCTGATTGACGCGGCTGGTCTGGAAGATATCGTGAGGAACGTTCTGGCTGATTTATATTTTATCAACGTTAAAAACCCTCCCGCGCCGTTTGTGGCAGCAAAAGGTGATGGCGCGACAAATGATACTGCCGCTATTCAGGCTTTGCTTAACTATGCTGGCTTGCAGAGAAGTTATCTGTTTTTCCCGGCTGGAAACTACATTGTCACGGGATTAACTATGGTGGAGAATGTTTCACTTGTGGGTTTAGATAGATACTCATCTATCATTACACTCGCGCCGGACTCTAACAGAGATTTGATCACCGGATTTGTGGAGAATGCCTCCATCAGCAACTTAACTCTGAATGCTAACATGAACGGACAGACAGCGAACTGTTCTTGCTTGAATGCAACGGTAGAAAATGCACTGATTGACTTTGTAATTTTCAGAAATGGTTATGATTCCGTGGTGGTTGAAAATACCAATGAGTTTGAGGGTGCGTATTGGTTGTTCGATGGTATACAGCATAATGCTATGACCCTTAATGGTGACGGGGCTGTGATCAGTAATGTCATTTTTAAGAATGCTTCTCAGCTTAGTGCTAATGCGCTGGCAATTGTTAATGGCAACAATAAGATCACGGGAATCTTTTCCAACGTTGCTATTCCTAATGGGGTTGTTATTTCGGCGGTGGGGGCGACGGTGGAGGGAACCATACTTAATGCTAGGACTACAATCACGGGTGGAATTGGCAACTATGCTGATATCGAGGATTTAACTGGTCTTAACAAATATGGCACAAATGACACTGAGACTTTCACTGGAAACAAAACAACAAACGCGGCTACTGCTACAGAAACATATACAGGAAATAAGACAACCAACGCGGCTAGTGCTACAGAAACATATACAGGAAATAAGACAACCAACGCGACAAATGACACTGAAAACATAACAACAAAAACAATTAATGCGACTGACATTTCGCTTAACACTATAAACCCTATAACGTATAAAACGCCCATAACAAGTGAGGCATTGGCGTATTTTGATACTATACCATTCAAAGACAAAAATAACACTCCTTATAATGTGCTTGTGGAAAATTCTAACACAAATAAATTAACAGAAGATGTAGGCGAAATAAAAAGAAAATTTGGCGGTAAAAAAATACTTATACTGGGAGACAGCTTATCCTGGGAAGACCCCGCCGGCACCGTTACGTGGGTTAAAAGATTTAGGAACGTAGTTGGGCCATTGGCAAGCAAAATTGATAATTTATCATATGGAGGATATACTTCTAGTGATATCTTAGAAAAAGTTAATTCTTTAACAGAAACATATGATATAATAATTGTCTGGTGTGGTATCAACGACTGTACATCAGGAATTGAAATAGGCTATGTAAATGGAACAAAGCAGGGAACTTTTGCGTACAACATGATTAATATAATCGGTAATCTACAGGCAAAAAATTTTTACAGTGAAATTTATTGCTTAGGTTTTATGACTCAATCTACCCCGTGGTTTACCGAAAATATTACACTGCATAATCCTCGTTACTACAATCAGATAATTTATAACGCATGTGTAATTTTAGGGGCAGCTTATATTGACATGGCTTCTAATATGTTTGGGCACAGAAGTTATCAGAATTTAATATGGACAACTGATGGGCTTCACCCAATTAAAGAAATGCAAAATATCATAGGTGATAAAATTATATCGTCAATGTTAAAAGAAGGTGACTCTGAGCCTTCACCTGTACCTATATGTTTGCATTATAACGGCACAACTAAAATTTGTCCATATTTCACCGTGACTTCCTCTAACTTTGTAGTAATTTCTTGTTATATTACATTTTACGGCAACGGGGAAGTAGATTTTCATATTCAGGGGCAACTTAATGGAGCGCCCAGTGGTGAATTGCAAATTTTATCGCTTAAAGATCATTTGGGGCCTGTAATATCAATGACCCCTGTGAGTTATATTAACGGGCTGATTTTCAATTTCTATGATACGGGCGTAAGTGTAAATGTACCAACTTTGGAAACGGCACCACCTGACTATTTTGTGAACTTTGGATTGCATTTTAGAAGTAGTAACAGCATATTTTATTTCAAAGAATAAAGAGGAATTTGTAATAGCTGAAAATTATAGAATGATTGAAATGGCTAAGGAAAGAGCTATAAGAAGAACTGGTAATGGAATGACTGAGATCACACCTGAGGACATGGTAGGAAAGATTGAATGGACTGAGGGTGGAGATAGAAGCTATTATAACGGTTTTGTGGATTACCATGGTCCGAGTGGTTATAGGGATAAGAAGGATGATCCCAATGGTGATATGATGTAAGACGTTGAGAGTCAGGTTAATAGCCTGGCTCTCTTTGCAATTTGTGCGGGTTCGAGGTCGACATTAACCAAAAGTTAAAGCGCTTTAACTTTGCGTAAAATGAACGTGTTCATTTATCGTATTGTGAACGTGTTCATTTATCGTAAAGTGAACGTGTTCATTTATGGCTTAA